TATGTGACATCAACTCCATACATTCTCAACTGTTCATTGATTAATTCCTGAACGAGTCTTTGTTCAGTCTGTGATCCTTGTAGAAAAAACGGATTAAGTGCCATTATCCAATAAGATCGAGGGGTGGTAATTCGTGCTCAAGCATCATTGTTTGCTTAAGTTGATCCAATTCTCTTTCGGCATCTTCATAAATTTCTCTACCATTGAGTTCAATGCCTCCAGGTAATTTAACTCCTCTGAACTTGATTAGATTCTGACCCCACTGCCTCTTAATCAATGAGGTGAGATACTTTTTAACAAAACTATCGTTATAAACTCCAGCATAATCACTTGGATCTAAAATTCTATAACAATCAATAACTAGGAAATTTCCTGCAGATTGTTGATTCCAATCAATATCAAGATATAATCTATCTTGTCTCTTATTATATCTAACTTGCTTATCTGTTGTTAGTAAAAAGTCAATATCTTCCAAATAACTCTTAGTCATCGAATACTGTAGAAGTTCTACAGAATTAAAATAATAAAGATCATTTAGAAATAGTTGATACTTGATACTAAACATTCCACCAGAAATGCTGCTTGTATCAAACTTAAACACTTTTTCAATTCCAACTACCGAATCTGGAATTTGAATAAAGTTTGAGTTTTCGTAGAAATTTGAAGTAGTTGTTCCATAACCATCAATATTAGTAGAAGTTGCCGAAGTTGTTACAATACCAACTCCACTTGTTCCAGATGCTCTACCTCTATCAATGTCTGATTGTTGAATTTCATATTTTAAATACATCCTTTCGACACCATCAAAGTGGCGCTCTTGGAAGTATTGAAAGGCATCATCAACAAGATCATCAATCTGATCATCATCAACATTAATTTCTAACACAGGAGCACCAAGTCTCCTTAAGCAGTAATCAATTAATTCTTGCCTTGTTGATGGTTTTGCCATTATTCAACCTCTGAGTTCTGATAATCTTCAGTTTTTTTAGTTGATCTTTGTTTAGGAGGAGAACTTTGTCCCCTCTTTGCTTCTAGCAACTGCATTAACAATTGCTCCTTTTCAACTTCAAAATCTTTAGTTAAAGATTGTAATTTTGCTTCTAGTAAAATGTTTTGATTTGTTAGTGCTGCTATTTTTTGATTATAAAGACCAACTAAAACATTAATATCAACTTCACTATTCATAAGCGTCAGAACGTGCCTCCGTCAATTGTTGTTGTCCAAATAGGTCTATCACTATATGTAGTAGAGACCACGGTGGGATTGATTGAAATGTTGGATCCTTCCTTTAGAAGGTCATTTGTAGTATCAAATGTTCCCTGAACACCAATCAGTGTTACACTGTTGCTTGAAGAAGTGGTTGTTTTAACCATTCCATATGCAGCAGAGTTATTTGCTTGAGTAATTTGCTGCCCTGCAGTGAAACTGTGGGTGGAACTTAGAGTAAGAACGACTTCCGTAACCGCAGTCATGATCTGCGTAGAAGTGAATGTTGCAGATGATGGTGCAGATGTAGATCTCTGTAAACCATCAGTATCAAAGTAAACAATACCATGAGTTGAGAAATCTCCACTCTGGTAGTAAATACCTTTAATGTCTAAGAAACCTTTGGTTCCAGATGCTACGCTATTCGTAACTGATGCATCAGGAATATAGGTCCATCTTCTGCTGTCATCAGCATGTGATTCAAAAGTTCCGCTAGTTGCGATCGAATTATCATCGAAACCAAAGAAACCAGTCTTGTTATTACCAGTTCCACTACTTGTGTTATAATTGAACGAAATACCTCTGTCGGTATTTGTGTCATAAGCATGGGTGATGGTCAACTGAGTTGAAATACCAATAGCACCAGTTGTATTCGCAGCAATCGAAACTACTTTCGAACTAGTATCAACGTATTGGACTGTTCTATCTCCAGCAGCTGCAGGAAGACCAGAAACACCAGCATTATCAATAACGTCACCAGTGTTAATACCAACAACGGAATCTAGTGTAATTTCAGTAGTTCCAGAACCAACTGCCGCCATGACAGTTCTCTGACTTACTACATCACCAAGATTGAAAATTGGTTCATTAACTGTAACTGAACTTGAGTTGACAGTTGTAGTTGTGCCGTCAACTTGGAGGTCACCTTTAACAATAACGGTGCCTTCGTTACTTAAACCATCGGGATATGGGTCAATGTAAAGAACATTTCCGCCACCAGATGTAGTTGAGATAATATTAGAACTAATACCAATACCATCAAATGTAGCACCACCAGTAGCAGTGATGGAACCAGTATGAGTGATGGAACCAGTAATAGTGATGTTGTCACTATCGGCATTACCTAAGGTTGTATTGCCATTTACTGTTAGATCTGACTGGAGAGTTAAACTATCTTGAATAGTTACTGCGCCGTCAAAATTAACCGCACCATCTACATCAAGAGCACCACCAATGAAAACACTCTTAGCAATACCAACACCACCAGCAACTCTTAGAGCACCTGTCGTAGTGCTACTAGCATCTGTAGTTGCTGCAATAGAAACAAATGATGTATTTGGTGTGCTTTCAAAAGTAACTGATGTTGCAGTGGATTCTGCACCAATTGTTACTGTTGTTGCATTAGGAACATCAAAGGTTAGATTATTAATCGTAGTGATGCCAGTGTTGGCACCAATATCAATTGCAGTTGCAGAACCAAATGCATTTACATGAGTTGCATTTGTTTCGAGTAAATTAAATGTTGTTTGATCTGTGGTAAGATCTCCACCATCAATGTGAAGGTCACCATCCAAATCAACTGTTGCATTGCGAATAGTAGCAATACCAGTTGCGGCACCAATATCAATATTGGTCGCAGCACTGAATGAATTTACATGAGTTACGTTTGTCTCAAAGAGATTCAGTTCAGCAGTGCTACTTGTAATATCTCCACCATCAATGTTGACATCTCCGCCAACATTTAGGTTTTCTTCAATACCAACACCACCTTCAACTACAAGAGCACCAGTGTCTTTATCTGTAGATGATGTAGTATCACTAATTGTAATTTGAACACCAGCAGCATAATTCCAATCAGCACCTTCTACCTGAATCTTATCAGAAGTGGTTTCATCGTAATAAATTCTGGCATCATTATCTGTGCCAAACTGGAAGTGAATGTCATCTGCGATTCGAATGTCTGCAGTTGTTCCACTACCTCTTTCAAAGAAGATTGCATCTTTGGCAGTATCATAAGATAGTCTAATGTCATCACTATCGCCAAATTGCAGTTCATCATCATCCAAGAACTGGACTCTACCAGTTCCATTTGGAGTAATAGTAATATGACCATCAGTATCAGTGGATGTTAGAGCGTTTCCGTCTAATCTTAAGTTGTCTACATTCCACTGATCAACCTTACGGTTTTGATCAACAATCGCAACGAATCCGTTTGCTGCAGTTGTTGCGTTTGCAGCACTCGCGACAGAACCTGGAGTGTTGCTTAAAAGATCTGTGTAATACTGACCACCAATCAGTTGAGGATTACTGGAACTATCACCAATAAAGAACCTTTGTCCCCTATTTGCCTGAGTACCACCACCAATAGTGTATGCTAATTCACCATAATTTAGGGTTGATGGTGCAGAAGTACCAGTAGATCTTTTGACCCTAATGATACTTGCCATTAAAAGCTACCTCCGTTAATGTCTAAATTCTGCGTAGTTCCTGGTGTCAATTCTAAAGTTGCATCCCATTTATTTGTTGTAGCATTATAAACAAGGACCATACCATTAGAAAGGGTACTGGCATTGATGTCACTTAATCCAGATAAAGTTCCTGAAGTGTCTCCAGAAATAGATGAAACAACTTTGATTGAATTTTGTTGTCCTACTCTTACTTTAATATCTGCCATTAGAGTGTCATAGATTTACGGGTTTTCAAAGGATCATTTAAAAAGTACATTTAATGGTCAGGATCTAAAATATATTTATACCAGCAGTTTGCTATGGCATCAAACCAATATTAGAAACAACTTCCTGCTGTTTTAAATATAACTTAATATATGCCTTTGCAACATTTTTCAATTCCTCAATATCATTACAACTATCAACCTCTGCAGAGAGTTTATAATATTCAAAACTTTTTGATAAATTTTCTAATTCAATCTCTTCGGGATTCATCATTGATCAACTCCATAAGTAAGTTTTTGATTTGCTGAACGTCAGATTTTAATTCGGCAATTTCATCCTTTTGTCTCTGACGTTCATTTTTCATTCTAATGTATTGATTATATTCAATAGTATCAGAATTGACTATGGCACCTGATGATTCATCTCGAAATAGATTATTATGACCTTCAATTGGAATCATTATGCTAGTGCAATTGCTCTCAAATCACGGAATCTAGGAGCATATGCTTCATTGGTTCCGCTCATTACAATCTTAATCGCAAATCCAGTAAATTGCTCAAGTTCATCGGCAGTAAACTGATACTCTAAGAATTGATCATCATTACTTGCATTGACAAATACATCAGGTGAACCATCATTTAGATTCACATCAATTACCGTATCACCGATTCCATCACCATCACTATCGGTCATGTTCGAATAACCAGGGAACAATTCATAAGTCTGATTAATTTCACTCGAATCTGCTCTAAAGAGTTGATAAAGAACTCTAAAATCGCTAGATGCATTTCTATATGAAGTGAGAATAACTTTCAGTGATGATGCAGGTTGTAGTAGATTTACTTTCTTAGAAATATAAACAGATGCATGTGGATCATCAGTTAGTTGATTTGATCTTGGATCCGTTGCATAGTTAAGAATTGGTTTGTTCAATCTGTTTCTATTCAATACAAATGTAGCAGCTTCCGTTAAATCAATAACTGGAGAAACATTACTGTTACTTGACTGCATTCTTACACCAAGTGTTAGTGATTTATTTCTTGGTAGAGATGTCAAACGATTCGTTTCATTTACTCTGGAACATACAATTCTTGGGGTGCTGAGTTCATTTACTTGGTTGAGAGTTACTGCTTCATAACCCTGATCAATGAATGAAGGTTCGGAACCACCAGCACTAGTTCCAGAAACAGTTCTCAGAGACGCTGAAACTGCGGTATTTTCTGGAGAAATTACATTGAATTGTGGAATAACTTCATTGAATTGAATGTTCTGAGTTGCTCTACAATTGTCACCACCAAGAGTGCTTTCATTTGTAAACGATAATTGAGTATCCCCAGTTGCCTTATCAGACCTATCAAATTCTAGATGATATGAATCAATCTTTCTTTCACCAACTAATGTTGCATTTGATGGCATACTATGCGAATTGTTAATTCTTCTCAGCGAAACTCTATTCAGTTCATATTTGTAAATTAAATCACCAACAGCATGATTTCTAACAGTTGACTGATCAATTCCTCTGGTTGAAACATTCAATACGTTTGTTCCAACAGAAGTATAGGAAATGATCTCTTCATTGACAGTAACGTAACCTGGGTTGGATGCGGTCACAGTTGCGCCCTCAAATGTAGTGAAGTTTGAAGTATTTGCAACAGATATTGTGTTATTTGTTGAAATAATACTTGCGGTTAATGGTTCTCCAGAAGTATTTGGTTTTACTCCTCTGATATTCACAATATTTGAATTTGAATGCATACCATGGTTATAATGCAGCACCTCAAATACGTTTCCAGTATACAAGTCACTAGGAATTGTAGAAGAACCTCTGGTTACTGTTCCAGCAAGAGAGATTTGTGTATCGCCTTGATAGTATGATAAAACTTGATTATCAGTGAATTCTTGACCAGAAACGTTGGTTAAGAACAATCTATCAATATTTGGAACAGACTCAACAGAAATTGTTGCTCCATTACCTCTTGCAACCGAACTTGTCGATATGCCAAGAAGATCACCAACTCTATATCCAGTTCCAGTATTTGCGATAGAAACACTTGTTAATTGATTTGAAGTGATGGTTACTGTTGCAGTTGCTCCACTTCCAGATCCAGTGATGGAGAATAGTGAAACACCAGAATATGTTCCGTTTGAATATCCTGCACCAACATTTGTTGTCGAAACAACGCCAATATTGCCACCTACAGACTCAACATAACCATATGCATCACCTTCTCCAACTTTAGCACCAACCTGAAGAACGGTATTCAGACCATAAGTTGTAACTATTCCAACATTCAGTTTTCTTGGTAATGTCTTGATTGGGTTATTAATCAATACTGGGAAGTTTGCATCGATTTCTGCATAGGTACTTCCTACAGAAAGTGTTGGGTTGTGTAGATAAACCGTTCCACTTGTAGAAGTAAAGTTTGCTTTGTAGAACTTAAACTTAAGATCTTCTAGTAAACTTGAATTCCATATCGAACCATTTTGTGGTTTGAACAGATTTCCACCAACATATTGATTTGAATAAATTACCTGCTCAGCATTTGGATAAGACTGAGTTGCAACTGTTGCTTGATTAGATTCTGCAATCCAAAGTTTGTAATCATCAGATGATGGGCAAGAAACTGCAAGAGCATATTGCTTATTTGGTTGCAGATAAATTGGTGATGGGAAAGAAATCTTAGTAGCAGTTGCTCCAGTAGAAGAAGTTGTAATTCCTGCTGGTAGAACTTCTGCTCTCGCAAAATTTTGAATTAATCTATCTTTTGGAGTTCCTCCAATGTCAGTTTCTCTGATTTCAACAAATACTTTCTCTGTAGAATCCTTTCCGCTGAAGTATAGATCAACTGCAGTAAGGAATCCACCTTCATTATCGGTTCTGAACGTTTGTGCAAGAGGATCTCTTCTGAGAGCATTAAGTGGAAGTGCTGGTGGAGTTCTTCTAACAACCAAATTAGAACTATATGTTGAAGAATCAACAATACCAGAACCATAGAATGTAGTTTCTGTAAATGAAACTGTGGTTGCGGTAGAATTTGTTGAACTTGAAGTTAATTTAAATGTCTTTGGTCCAACCTTAAATGAAGATGTTGGTGCTGGATTTTGTAGTGGATTTCTGATGAAGAAGCAACCAATTAAATCACCGACAGAGTCCGTAGTTAGTGTTTGTGTGCCGACAGTTGCTTGAGCAGAACTTGTATTGCCGACCAATCTCATTCCAGATGGTGCATGTCCATAGAATCTACCATCAGCATCATCTGCTAGAGAGAAAGTATCAATATTTAAGACTGATGAAGATGATGAATATGCTTCTAAAGTTGTATTTGCAGAATATGGATTTTCTGCGAACGATGTTGTAGGAGAATCATATTGACCAGACTTATGATTTGAATTAGCAACTCTAAATGCAGCAACTTTCTTCCCACCAACGTATCCATAAACTGTTTCACCACTTTCAAATACACCAGAAACCATCGTAATTTTCAATAGTTTTGGAACAATATCAATATTTGAATTACCACCAAAGAATGAATAGTAATTGGTAGATGGATTTAAACCACTTGATCTAAATTCAACGTTTCTAGATCTAAACTTATTACTTGGAGTAGAACTTGGAGTTAGGTTGCTAATATAAGAGTTACTCCAGTTGCTCTGGGTTCTATAAACAACGCCATTTTCGCTATTGATGGTTTTAACCCAAGTATCAGAAGAAGGGGTTAGTTTTACAAAACCATTGTAGTTTGCAACTCCAAATGGATTAACTGCTTGTTCCTTAGTTGCAAATGATTGTTGAATATTTGACCATGCAACTTCTGAGTAATTTAAGGTTACTAAATCACCAGTTTTTTTCACGTTTGCATCTTGAAGATCAAAATTGGTTGAGTAATCTTGTGTATTAACATTCAGGGATGATGATGGAGATACACTAGACTTAAGTGAATATGAAGAAACATCTGCTCTTAACTCATTATCATCATTATTAGTATCAATACAAACTTTAGCATCAGAATTTTCTACGTCAATAAAATCAGTTCCATTGAAGTTGTCTACAAAGAATCCAGACTTAAATCTACTTAAACCATCAGCATCTTGAATCTGAAGAGTTTTGGTATTTAATTCAAGTAAAGTTAGTGATGCAAGTTTTTCAACGTTGGCAATTCTATCCTCCAAATTGCCAATATCTCTCATAGTGTATCTCTTATTGTCAAAGAGATACACCTTCACATCATCAGTATTATAGAGATAAGCAGGTAGTTCAACTCTTGCAAGATCCATCGACTCTTCAATAGTCTTTGGTTCTTTTGGATTTAGTGCAGAAACACCCTTAGTAACGGTCAAATTACCATTTTTATTTAAAGAGATCTTATCAATTCTTGGTAGATAATAAGAATATGTGATAGTTGAAGTTTCATTTGGAGCAACAACTAGTGTTGGATTTGAACCAGCAGATGCAAAATTTCTACTTGAGAAGGCAAATGGTGAAGATGTTGAACTATCAAAACTAGAAACTCTTGGTCTAAAGTCCAATACATCGGATGCTCTATAACCAGATTTTAGTGTTGGAATATCGCTCTTATATCTTTGTTCACCATAACTCTTAACAGTGTAAAGATCACCAGAATCATTTGTAGGAACTTCATAATGATCAAAGAAAATTACAAGTCTTCTAGCAGGAACTACCGCACCTGTTTTTCTGACAATTCTGGAGTAATCATAATACTGCTCTTTTTGACCTTTATCTAAGGTAAAATCTTGAGTTTTGTTTACATATGTTCCTTGTAAAATCGAAGTAATTGCTCCAGAAATTCCAGACTCTTCAAACTTTACAGTTTCACCAACAATAAATTTGTTTGAATTTAGATAAACAAACTCAATTTGAGTGGAAGAAGATCTAGTTACAATTTGTGCTATTGCACCACTACTAGAACCTGTGATTTTCTCACCAAGAATAGATTCAGTATCTAAACCAAGACCATTATTAAAAGTTAATCTATCAAGAATAACTTCACCATTGTTTACTGATTCATAAACAGCGATTACTTTTACTGCGTCTGGAACATTGAGTGAAATTTCTTCATCTTCAACTCTCAAACCATAATTTGTTGTTGAAGTTAAACCAGTAATAGCAGTTGAAATACCAGAAGAACTTTGAGTGACATCTACTCTAGTGCTTCTAACATACGTTTTCTGTTTGTTTGTAATTGCATTTTTCTTTACAGTAGCATTTACAACAACATTTGATTCGTTCGCATTCAGACCAGTAAAGTCAACTACTGTTGAGTTACTGCTTAGAGATACTTTTTCACTAGAAAGTTGGTCAATAGATCCATCTTCATAGAAGATCGAATATCTTTCGTTATTATATGGTTCAAAATACGCACTAGTAATTCCAACTTCTGACAATGCCAAAGACATTGTTCCAGTAGCAGATGTTGATTTACCTGTTACTTGTCTTGTTACAGTTAGATCTGAAGATGATAAATTTACATCAGCAACATTCTTGGAATTGATCTTAGCATATAAGAATGAATTTTCTTCATTTTGAATACTTGGAACGCCCAATGAGAATGTTGCCGTTACTGTTGATGTTGGTAAATTGCCATCACAAATACCCGCTACACTAGGAACGGAAACAAGTGTCATGGTTAGACCATCACTAGAAACAGATTCAACTCTGTTGAAGGTTTGTAATGTATTTCCAGAAATTTGATATCTAATAATAGTATCACTCTTAATACCTACAAAATTCTTTCCTGCACAAGTTGCTACACCTGTTGCACTAATTTCTAAAGAATCTGTATTTGTAAAATTCTTTGCAATCTTTGTTTGTAAGAAAGTATCTGCAACGAATGAGGTCGATAGACCAACTTCTGCAGCATCTTGGAAAACTGATTTAATATCTTGCGTTCCAAAAACTTTTATTGAAGAAACTGTTCTGGAGTAAGATGTGCTTCCATTAATTAAAAGTTGCTCACCTACTGTAAAAGTTCCAGAAGTTTGTTGAACGTTAATATCATTACCGAATGGTGTTCCAACAACATATCCAGAAGCACCACTACTCATTCCCTTGATATATGAAGTCTCAGGACACTGACCAGAAGTAAGAGATTGATTTAGAGTAATCTTAGTATATGTTTGAATGTCATACAGGTATAAATTCCAACTGTCGGAAGCATTTTGATATGCATTTGGAGTAGAGAAAGAATATACTCTTGCTTTACCAATTGTTTCGCCAGTTCCGACAGTCGTCGAATTTTTTCTTTGATTGTTTAGGTAAATTACGTGGTTATTATCAATCCCTACAACGGGAGTTCCAGTAACTCTATTAACCTTTAACAAACTTCCCATTTCGAATGGGACTGCAGAATCACTAACCTGGGCAGTATCTCTTGGTTTCTCAACGTCTAGAATAGTCTCTGCAGTTTTATCAACATCGAAACCTCTAACATATGCTTTACCTGGAGATACTTTGATCGCCAGTAGATTTTCGGAAGGAGTATTTCCTTGGTCTGTCTTTTGACTTGCCAAAAATACGCCATCAGATCTAAGACCATCATTTAAAGAATCATCAACATCTACTTCGAAAGGATCTACCGAATAATTTCCAGACTCTTCATAAGTTCTTTCTGCAAAATATTCTTTAATTAATGAATATGTATTAGTATCTTGAATCTTTTTAACAACACCATTTGTGATTCTAAGAATCTCGATAAAATTCTTATCATCAGTGTCATTAAGTGTTTTCTTAGTTAAAGTGGCAGATATTTTTAATCTATCTGCACCAGGTGCCGCATAGTTAGAGAAACCCCTTGCATTATCATAGAGACTATTGTCTTCTTTTGCATCAACTAGAGATTCTGATACAAATAGACCAACTCTATAAGAAGGGGTGTTTGTGTATTGATCTAGAATTAAAGTATCATCATCAACACTGACAAAATGTCCTCTAATGAAGTAGATTCCTTTTGAAATTGATGCTGCTGATGCAATAGATGTTGCATCTTGACTAACGGTGGTTGCAAAAGTATCGCCAGAGGCAATCGTGGTATTTCCATATACCAGATTCTCTTGCATGATCAATGTTTCACCATCTCTGAATTGAGATATTTCAAAAGCAGAGTCTGCAGAAATATATTTTACATACAATGTATAATCTTCACTTTCAGATTCTGTATTGAATAAAACTTTCTGAACAACTGCAACTAGTTCAGAAGTTTGACCTTTTATTTTCTTACCAACTAACTGATTTAAATATAAACCAACACTCAATCCAACGTGAGTTGGGTTGATTTTAACTGCATAATACTGTGGATTATATGAAATGCTTCCAGGAAGCACCACAGACCCATCTTTAAAAATATGACTACCAAAAGATGAAATTTGATTCTGAAGGATTGACTGTAGAGTAGTTAATTCTCTGGATTGAACTGGAAATCCTGGTTTAAACAGAACTCTGTAAAAGTTCTTATTTGCATCAAAATCATCATAGTATGGAGATACGTTGAGATTGGTTTTTTGTGACATCTTTAGAATTCCAGTATGATTTTAATATCTTCTTTTTGTCTTGGGTTTCTAGAAACTCTGGGTCTATTATCAACGTAGATAATTTCCCCCGATCCTTTATTTATTTCGGGAAGAGATATGCCATTATTAAATTCGGTGGCAAGATTTACTCTCTTTGTTGTAGTAACTGTTGTAGTTATTCCTGTAAATGTTGAATCAATAGTACCACTAAAATTGTTAGTTGCTGTTATTGTTCCACCAGTTATACTAAAGTCAACTTTTGTTGCTTCAGAAACAACGTTTCTAGAGTCTTTTTGGTCATATGAGGTTTGATTATAATACAGCGACCTGTCATCATAATATTTCAAAACCGCAGTCTCTGTATCGTAAGAAGCAATATAACCAGTTGCGGTTCCAACTCCAGTGATTGTCTGGAAGATCCTTGTTCCAGGAATAGCATCCGAAGCATTAGAAACTGAGGTCAGTTTCAGTCCACCCAAATTTGAAAATTGATTTTCTGAAAAAATAGAAGTTGCAGATCCAATTCTGGTTGGATTTTTTATAATTCCAATTTGAGAAAATCTAGTGTCCAGTGGAAAATCTTTAGTCGAATCATCAAATCTAGAATAAATCAATACTTTATCGGTTCCAAGTTCCTCATAGAGATTGTATCCATGACCTCTCGATGGTGGAATAATTGGAATTAAGTGAGCAAATTCGGTTGCACCAGAGTTGATGGTTGATAAATCAACTCTTCCATAAGAATAGTTTTTACCACCAGATGAAACAGTCACATCGGTGATTTTTCCTCCAGTTACATCAACAATAACTCTTCCACCCTCACCATCACCAAGGATATCTAATTCAGCATCAGTTGTATTGTATCCTGCACCTTGATTTTGGATATAGATTTTTTTAATTTGATTTTCATTTACCAGAGAATCGCCATTTTCTCTAACTGACTGAATCTGTGCATCTGTTGTAGTTGTCCAATTATTCGGAACTGGTACATATTCAATAGAATCAAATTTAATAATATCACTTGGAGAAACGGTGAACAAATACTTCCAAATATATCCATCGCCACTTTCACCTGCTCTTGATGGTTCTAAATCGATGAAAGTAGGCTCATCTTGTGAAAAATTACCAGCAACATTTGCTGCTGATGCTCCATTATCAATGCAAATATAAACTCTATAATCACTATTCATTACATAATAATTTGCATCATATAAACGAGTTGAATTTGTTTGTGGAGATGTATTACTTACACTGTAATCATGGCGATACATCTCATAAACAGTTCCCTGCTTCCAATTAACTCTCCTGATCAGTCTACGAACATCATTCACGGTAATTTTTTTACCGAAAATCATCGTATCTTTTACATGATTTAAGTAATTTAGATTATCAACGGGATTGGGAGTATTAGTATCCCAAGTGGTGGATCTTCCAAATCCAACAGCACTCGGATTCGGAAGACTCAGAAAAACATAGTAAGAGTTGTTAGGATCACTAACGGAATCCACAAAGTTCCCCGCATTTAATATTCTAAACTGATCTGTTACAATTGCCGCCATCGTGAGAGCTTTTTTCTATATTTATAATTGATTAACCAAGGTCTTTTCTTAAGGCACCACTATCTCTCAATCCAAAATTACGTCTTTGTAATGTTGGGAATGTAGTAAGACCAGAATTGACGGTATTTCCAGTAACTGCAACCCCAATTGAAGAAGTTGTTCTTTCGAATCCAGAAAGTCTTCCCCAAGAGAATCTTCCTGAAATTTCATTAGGCATTGTGTGGACTCCACTTGTGTTTGTTGTGGAGAGAATATTACTAGTTATAATTCCAGTTAAATTATCTCTAGTTATTGAATGGATATAGTAAATATTATCTGCAAATGTTGATCCAATTCCAACCAAAGCACTATCACTATTATCAATAGATGTTACTCCATGTCCAACATGCGTATCAAAAACATATATTGGATAATCTTGTACCAAGGCATCAATATCAGAGGTAGAATCATAAAGAACGTGGAATGTCATAGCAAGTGAATTTCCATTTATACCAGTATTTGTTGTAATACCAGTAATAATCCCACTGAATCCTTGAACAAATTCAATATCAGTAATCAGTTCACTTGATAGATTTGGAGTTGCTACTGTGACATCTGGTGGATATGTTGTTGTATAACCTGCACCAGCAGTTGTTACTGATGTTAAAGTAACAATACCAGAGGAAGAAACAAATGCAGATCCAATAGCAATTGCCTGGTCTTGATATCTACCAAAATCAAATGATCTTGTAAGACTTACTGTGTTTGAAGCACTCTTGCTTAAGAGAACTGATCCGCCAGATCCAGTGTGAATTCCTGTAACTGTTACAGTAGTATCAAGCACATTTTCTATTGATTTAATTGCTTGTCCAACTCTGATTGAAGATGTATCAATTCCAACGATAATATCAGATCCAATTCCAAGAATACCTGGTCTTCTCTTAACATCAAACTTAAATACCGTTCCAATTCCACCAATTGGTTTTCCAATCTTCAGTTCAAGAACGGATTCTGGCGTATAACCTGATCCACCATCAGCAACAGTTACTGAAGCAATAGTTCCAGCAGCAGATACATTTGCAGTAAATGCTGCAGAAACTGGATCATTACCACCTTGAATCAGTAAACCAGAAACATTTTGAACACTGATTGAAGATTCATTTTCCTCGTAGTTAAAGAATTGTGCATTATCAACAAAAATATCAAGATCTGTTGAGGTAAAGTCTTTGATAATCTTGGCAGTTGGGAAAACCATTCCCTCTAGAGAATCTCTAACTTTTGGTTGAACATTGTCATTAAGTAGTAAATCACGTTTTTGCTTAGTCCAATCAATTGGTTTGTAATTAGTATCATCAATACCATCACCCAAGTAAATACCAGTTCTAATCAAATCCGAAGCAACAATTTCAGAAACAATTCTTGAATCCTGTTCAATTGTTTGTGGTATGTTGTCATTTTTAATGATCTGAACAGTATCTCCAGGTTTGATAGATTCATTAACATCTACTTCAATACTATCTTCATCTCTAGTTCCTCTATAGAAGAAGATGTCAATTTTATCACTTGATTTTGGTGCTTCTTTGAAGGAGAATGTAGTTCCTCCAGTGAATTCATAAGAAACCTTAGGTTCTTGCATTACACCATTTACATAAATCAGTAGAATTGCATCAAGATCAATCAAAGATGAATCTACATTTGATGTGTCTTTTTGGAAACTTAAGAGTTGACTGTTCTTATACAGTGGGAATCTTGTTCTTTCCCCATCTTGTAGAGCACTAACACTATCAATAAAGTCAAACTCACCTAACTGCCAGGATGCAAACGAATCCGTAAATACATCTGTAACTGTAAATTGTAATTCTTCAATAGGAGATGATAATCTCGAATCGGTCACTAAACCAACTACTTTAAATGTATCCCCAATATTGTAAGAGTACCCAGGTTTTGTAACCTCATAAGAACGAATTTCAAAATATGTTGATCCAATGCCAGTAGCAGCATAGCTTGGACCAATATCAAGAGTCATTGATAAACCAATA